CGGTCAACGGGATCGAGAGTATCATTTCGATCTGCGGGAACCCGGTCGCCATTCCCTCCCGGTTTGTAGAGGCGTTTATTCGCCGTCAGATGCTCGGTGAGTGGGATTACGTGTCTCAGGGGACAATGCGCTTTCAGGAAGCGGATGGCACATGGACGACGCGCCAGAACCGTCTGTTGGAGCGCGGAGATCGTATCCGGGTCGTCGAGGGCGAGTTCAACGACATGCTTGCGATTGTGACCCAGCGCAAGGGAAGGGTGGTGACGTTCAAGCTGGCTGGGGCAAATCAACATGGCCGGATGAACCTGTCGAGTGTGAGGGCGGCATGATCTGGCCAACCAACAGCCCCGCGAATCTGGACCGCGTTATCGAGCTTGAAAGGGCCGACGCCGCGAAATTCGCACTGGAGCACGCCGCGCGCAAGCTTGAGGAACAGCAGTACGAGAGCGAGGCGTATCAGAAGGCCATGAAAACAGCGGCAGCATTGGTGAGGAGCTTGAAGCCATGAAGCCAGATTACGAGGGATATTTATCTCCGTATCTTGCGCGGATAGAGAGCCTTCACAGAGCTGGGGCGGATCGTAAGTACATCGCTCGTGTTTTGTTTAGTGAAGGCGCGCGATCTCCGCATTATCGCGGATATTGGAGTAATGACGACCACATGGCGGCAATGGCTGCCATGGTTGGGTATGTTTTGAGGCCTGATCGTCCAAGGAGGATAGGGGCGAAGTGGCAAACATGGACGGCGGAAGATCAATCGAAGGAATTTGAGGAGGAATATCGCAGGTGGAGTTAGTGCACTTTTGGTGCACCCGCAGTGCACTGACAATTCAGGGTGGATCGGGTTTGATCGCAGGCAATCAGACGCGGAAACTTCCCGCGCTGGGGCAGACCTGCGGGTGACTCGTTTCACCCGGAGTGAAGGCGGGTGCCCGATGCAAACTTCCGGGCCGCCTTTTGAAATTCACCCATCGGACAGCATCCTTCAACCGACAGGCTCCTACGCCTTCCCCCTCCTCCTGTGTGAGTGAGCCAGTTCGCTGATGAGGGGTGCTGTCCGAGCTACCTAGCTGACGTTCGCGAAAGCGTCAGCATGCGGCCCAAGCGCGGGGTACCCGTGGGTCTTGGTGTCCGCCTAAGCGGTCCCGCGAGGGATAGGGTTCGCGCCCGAAACATTGCCCTCGGGCGAATGTGCCGCATAACCAATTTGGAGGTTTTCATGACGCCCAGCGAGTTCAAGGCTTGGTTTGACGGATTTACCGAAGTGTTCACTGGCACGCCGACAAATCCTCTACCTCCGCGACTACAAATCCAGAGAACAGATTGAACTAGAAGCCATGCAGTTCGAACACGAGGTTTGCAGGATAGCATTTGAAGGCGGCCCTACGATGGAAGTCTCCATGAGCGACGTAGAGGCTTATCGGAATGCGCCAGAATACGTGACGGAATTTGGTGGTCGTGGTTCTGCGATGGGGCCCGCGCCCGTTGAGCCGCCGGCTGATTGTCCGGCTTGATGTACCAGATCGTATCACTAGGGTTTATGCGTGAGATGCGTCTGGTCATGGACCGTTTTGGCATTTACGCCCAACGCCGAGCGATGGCCCGCGTCTTGCCGGGTGTCGTTATCTATCGCGGCGATGAGTGGTGGAACTGATGACCCCTTACGCAAACTAAATGGCTAGAACTCCTACCGAAATCAAATCTCTGGCGCGCTCTCACACTGAGAGGGCGGTAAATGTCCTTGTGGGCATCATGGAACAGCCGAGCGCGTCAGATGCGGCGCGCGTAGCAGCAGCAAACAGCCTGCTGGATCGGGGATGGGGCAAGGCCACGCAACCGATCGCGGGCGATGACGACGCCCCGCCCATCCGCGTGACCAAAATCGAGTTGGTGCCACTTGTCGGAAACACAGAGGATAGCGCTACCTCCTAAGCTGATCCCTGTCTTTGCCGGCGATGCAATGTATCGGGGGGCATACGGAGGGCGGGGCAGCGGCAAGACACGATCGTTCGCCAAGATGGCCGCCGTTTGGGGCCTGAGGTGTGCCGAGGCGAATGAGCCTGGTGTGATCGTTTGTGGCCGCGAGTTTATGAACTCGCTGGACGACAGCTCGCTCGCTGAAGTCAAGGCGGCAATTTTTGAGGAACCTTGGTTAGCCGCCGCGTATGACGTTGGCGAGAAATACATCCGAACCCGAGACGGGAGAATCTATTTCGCGTTTGTCGGGCTGCGTCACAATCTGGATTCGATCAAATCCAAATCGAGGATCAGGTTGCTGTGGGTAGACGAGGCCGAGCCTGTTTCTGAAACGGCATGGACAAAGACGATCAACACGGTTCGTGAAGAGGGCGCTGAGGTCTGGGTGACGTGGAACCCGGAGCGACGCAAGAGCGCGACCAACAAGCGGTTCCGCGACGACCCGCCGTCGATGTCCAAAATCATTGAACTGAACTGGCGGGACAATCCGAAATTTCCGAAGACGCTCGATATCAAGCGCGTTGAGGATCAGAAAAAGCGACCCGACCAGTATGACCACGTTTGGGAAGGTGATTACGTCACGGCTATCGAGGGAGCTTACTACGCCTCTGCCCTGACGCAGGCCAAAGCAGAGGGCCGCATCAGCCGGGTAGCGTTTGACCCTCTGATGCGCGTTCGCATCTTCTGCGATCTGGGCGGCACCGGAGCCAAGGCCGACGCCTTCGCGATGTGGCCGGCACAGTTTATCGGCAAGGAAATTCGCACTCGCGACTATTACGAGGCGCAAGGCCAGCCACTCGCCACGCATATCGAGTGGCTGCATTCGAAAGGCTACAAGCCGGGGCGGGCGGATATTTACCTGCCGCACGATGGCGAGACAAACGATCGGATCATTGATGTCTCGTTTGAAAGTGCATTTCGCGATGCCGGTTACGATGTCACGGTCATTCCGAACCAGGGCAAGGGCGCCGCTAAACAGCGCGTAGAGTCGGGCAGGCGACGCTTCCCGATCATTTGGTTTGATGAAGAAACAACTTCGGACGGGCGCGACGCGCTTGGCTGGTATCACGAGAAGAAATCCGACGATGACAGGGAGGCGCTACTTGGCCCGGAACATGATTGGTCGTCGCATGGATCGGACGCATTCGGCTTGATGTGCGTTGCATATGAAGAACCACGCGCCACGCGCCCGGTTGAAGAACCGGAAGAAAGTTGGGTCGTCTAGTGGCTGAAAAGATGGATGACGACACGCTCAAGGCGCTGTTGTCCCAGGAAATCAGTTCGGCCCTGACCTACGACGATACCGAGCTGTCGCAGAAGCGATCGAAGGCGCTTGAGTATTATCGCGGCGAGATGACCGACACGCCGGCAATGGCGGGGCGTTCGTCTGTGGTGTCCAAGGACGTTGCCGACACGATTGGCTGGATGCTGCCGGGGATTATCCGGGTGTTTACGGCATCGGATCGCATGGCGGTTTATGAGCCGGAGAAGCCCGGCGACGAGGAGTTCGCGGAGCAGGCGACCGATTACGCAAACTATGTTTTCACGCGGGACAACCCCGGCTATCGGATCATGTGGGATGCCACCCATGACTCACTCCTGCTCGGGAATGGCATTGTAAAGCACTGGTGGGATGACAAGGAGGAGTGCGAATATACGGAGCATTCCGGCCTGACCGAAGAGCAGATCGCGATCCTTCAGTCTGACCAGAATGTCGAAATTGTCGCCCAGAAAGAGGGCGAGCCGCAGATTATCTTGGCGCCGATGCCGGATGGTCAGCTTGTGGAAACGCCGATTGCCACGTTTGACGTGAAGGTCAAGCGGGTGACGCGAAACGGGCGGCTGCGGGTCAAGTGCATCAAGAAGCTGCTGATCAACCGGGAGGCGACCGACATTGAGGGGGCGAGGTTCATCGCCCATCCCGAGGATGTTACGAAGTCCGACCTGATCGAGATGGGCTTTGACAGGGAACTGGTCACGAACCTGCCGACCGACCGATTCTCTGCAATGCAGGATGAAGACCTTAGCCGTGGCGAAGGCGCGCAGACGTTCTTTAACAACGTTGGCGACGACTCCATGACGTGGGTTGAGTTGCACGAGTGCTACGTCAAGGCTGATGTTGACGGTGACGGGATCGCAGAGACGATCCGCGCTTTCTATGCAGGCGCTGGCGGCACTGGCGAATTGCTCGATTGGGAAGTCTGGGAAGACGACTATCCGTTCTCCGACATTCCATGCGAGCCTGTCCCCCATCAATGGGCTGCACGATCGATCTTTGACGACACATCGGACATTCAGCGCGTCAAAACGGTTCTAACGCGACAGTTCCTCGATAATCTTTATTGGGTGAATAACGCGATGACGACAGCGGAAGAGGGGTCGGTTGCGAACCCTGACACGCTGCGCAGTCCAAGGTTCGGCTCGACGATCTGGTACAAGAAGGGATCGATCCCGCCGGCACCGATGGCCGTCCCGTTCATTGGCGACAAGGCGTTGCTCGGCCTGCAACACTTCGATCAAGTCCGGGAAATGCGCACGGGTGTTTCGCGTTCGACAATGGCGCTGGACCCTGAGGCACTGCAAAACCAGACCGCAACGGCCAGCCAGAACCAGAAGGATTCGGCGTACTCTCAGATTGAACTGATCGCACGCAGCCAGGCCGAACTTGGCTGGAAGCGGGTGTTTCGGCAAATCCTGAAACTGATCGTCAAGCATCAGGATCGACCGAGGACCATCCGCCTTCGTGACGAATGGGTCGAGATGGACCCGCGTTCGTGGAATGCGAACATGGACGCGACGATCAACATCGGGCTTGGGACAGGTTCGCGCGACCGCGACATGGCGATGTTGAACCAGATTTTGAACGTCCAGATTGCGATGACCGATCGGCTGGCGCAGGGCGGGTTTGCTGCCCAGGCGCTTGAGATGGTGCCAAAGATCAACATGACCGCGACGAAGCTCGCGGAAAGCGCCGGCATCAAGAACCCTGATCAGTTCTATCTGGACATCAAGCCAGAGACGCTGGAGGCGATGAAGCAGGAGGCCGCCAATCGGCCGAATCCTGAAATGCAAAAGGAGCAGATGAAGGCGCAGACTCAACTGCAGCTTGGTCAGCAGCAGGCGCAACTGGACGCGCAGGCGGATCAGCGAAAGGCGCAGATTGAATCCGTGCAGATGCAGGCCGATATCGCGGCGCAGGACCGCAAGACGCAAGCTGAGATGATTAGGGATGAGCGCGAATACCAACTCAAGGAGCGGCTGGCACTCCTTGAGTTCGAGTTAGAGCGCGAATTGAAGATGGCTGAAGATGCGCGCAAGGAGCGCGAGCATCAGCAACGCATGGAAGCTGGCGTGTTCAAGTCCATGCAGTCGCAGGAAGCGCACCAGCAGAAGATGGAAGCCTCGCGGGGTGCTGAGTGACCAATATTATCGACCGCATCATCAACCGTATCCATGATGCCCCGATGCCAACGGAACATTTGCTGGACGATACGGCAGAGACGATTGCGCGGCTGAGGTCTGCTTTGCTGGGGATGGTGGATCACTACACTCAACTGGTTAACAGTGGCGACGCTGGCAACTGGGACCCGGAAAAAGAGCCTGTAGTCATCGCGGCGCGGGCGGCGCTGAGAGAGTGAACGACCACCTCGCCAAGGAAGCCGCACGGCTCCAAGCCGACGGCGTACTCAACAAGGCGTTTGATGACATTCGGGCAGAGGCGCTGGAAGCGCTGTCTCGTGCCGACGCCGGCAACAAAATCACCATCCTGCGACATCAGCAGAAGGTCGCAGTGATCGACGAAATCCGCACCACTCTAGCCAGCTACATCATAGCGGCAGACGTGCAGGAAGACGCTGGCTCGTTCGCTTAAGCGACGACTCCCGGCACAACCAGAAGGAAAATAAATGTCTGACACCAACCCCGCGCAAGCGGCTGGTGGCGACGAGGCGCTGTCTGAAGAGGCAGGCGCTGATGCCATCTCGAATCTTCTAGCAGACCCGGCGGAAACGCTGGACCTCTCAGAGGAAGATCAGGGCCAGGAAGAAGAGGCGACCGAGGAAACCGAGACGGAAGGCGAAGAGCCGGAAGTCGAAGCGACCGAGGAAGCAACAGAGGAAAAACCCGAAGAGGAAGAAACCGGACCCGGTTACGAGTCAGGCAAGTTTGCAGCCGATACCGCAAACGTGCGCCTGAAAGACGGCACCGTGATCTCCGTACAAGACCTCAAGCGGGGCTATCTCTCGCAATCGTCGTTTACGCGCGGCACGCAGGAAAACGCAAGGGAACGTGAAACCCTAGCCTCCCGAAAGGCCGAAGTAGACGAAGCCGCTCGAACCTTGCAGGCGCAGCGGGACTTTATCCTTCAAGTGTCGCAGCAGATTTTGCCGCAGCCGCCCGACGAGTCGTTGCTGAACCAGAATTCAGCGTCATACGACCCAATCCGGTACATGGCGGAAAAAGCTGACTATGACCGACGTGTCGGAACACTGACGCAGTTGCAGCAGCACTCGCAGGCCGAACAGGCTCGCATGACGCAAGAGCAGCAGCGCCAGAAGCAGGAAGTACACGACAGAGAGGCCAAGCTACTGCTTGAGGCCATGCCGGAGCTAAAAAAGCCGGAGGTCTACAGCAAGTTCTGGTCTGAAGCAGTCGAGACGATGGGCGAATACGGCTTCTCCGCAGAGGAGATGGCGAACACCCTCGATCATCGAGTGTACCGTCTGTACCGCGATCTCGCCGCTTACAGGCGAGCGCGCAAGACCATGCCGACCGTCAAGCAAGCCGTGCAGTCGAAGCCCGTTCTCACGGGCAAGAAGCGCATGGACCCGAAGGCTAAATCCTCCCGCGAGTCACAGGTCAGGAGCGATCACCTGCGCAAGACCGGCTCTTTCGAGTCCGGCGTCAATGCGCTCATGGACCTTGATCTCTAGGAGAAATCACAATGGCACAGATTGCCAATACGTTTGAGACCTACGACGCCGTAGGCAACCGGGAGGAGCTGGCTGACAAAATCTACCAGATCACTCCGGAAGAGACCCCGTATCTTTCGCTGATCGGCCGCAAGCCGGTTTCGTCCACTCATCCCGAGTGGCAGACCGATACGCTTGGCGCCGTCGATCTCGCCAACAACCAGCAGGAAGGCAACGACTGGTCGTATGACGCGATCAGCCCGACAACTCGTGTTGGCAACTACACGCAGATTTCGGAAAAGACGCTTCTGATCTCGCGCACGCAGGACAAGACCTCGAAGGCCGGCCGCAAGTCCGAACTGGCCCGCGAAGTGGCAAAGAAGGGCGTTGATCTGCGGATCGACATGGAGGCGATCTGCCTCTCCAACCAGGCTTCGACGGCTGGGACCGGCAACGGCGCCACCAATCGCAAGCTGGGCGGCTTCCGTGCGTGGCTTGCCACGAACGACAGCATGGACGCGGGCGGTTCTTCGGGCGGGTTCAACAGTTCGACCAACGTTGTCGATGCTGCCACAAACGGCACTCAGCGCGCCTTCACCAAGGCGATTTTGGACGCTGTGATCCTGTCGGCTTACAATGCCGGCGGTTCGCCCAAGACCCTGATGGTGTCGCCTTACGTCAAGACGGTCTTCTCGACCTTCATGTCGGACACCAACGTTGCTCTGCAGCGTTATGCTGCACCGAGCAAGGGGCAGACCACCATCGTCGCGGCGGCGGATATGTACCTGTCGAACTTCGGGCCGATCTCGGTTGTCCCGAACCGTCAGATGGCTCGTGCCGGCGCGACTGTCGCCCGCAACGCCTTCCTGATCGATCCCCGCATGGTCTCGCTGGGTGTCTTCGACGACATCCAGATTCACAAGCCCGCCAAGACCGGCGACGCGGAAAAGCGCGTGCTCAACTGCGAGTACACCTTGCTTGTGTCGAATGAGGCCGCCCACGGTGTTGCCGCTGATCTCTACGGTCTCACCGCAAGCACGTAATTGATACTGCTGGGGAAGGGTGGTATACTCTTATCGTTAACAACGATGAGGGTTTGCCATGCCTCCCCAGCCGCGCATTCAGAGCGGAGACCGCTTTGGTTTCCTAACAGCAAAAGACAGAGTTCGAGGGGATAACGGGTTACTGCTTTGGCGGTTCGTTTGTGATTGCGGAAACGAAGTAATCAATAACGGACAGCCTATGTTGCGCGCGGAGCCTTGGCGGTCTTGTGGCTGTCAAAGGGCGATGCGAGGCGAGGATCATCCTCAATACCGGCACGGTATGAGGCAGGTTCGCGTCTATCGTATTTGGAACGCAATGAAGCAGAGGTGCCACAACCCTAACCAGCCACATTATCCTAGATATGGCGGGCAGGGTGTTGCTGTTTGCAAGAAGTGGAGGGCCGACTTCGTATCCTTTTACAAGGATATGGGAGACCCACCGTCCGACAAGCACAGCATTGATCGCATCGATCCGTTTGGAAACTACGAGCCGGGCAATTGCCGTTGGGCCACGGCGTCTCAGCAAAGTCGAAACAAACGTCGAAAGGAATAACCTATATGCCTGTCACTCACGTTCCGGTTATCGTCTCTGACGCTGCGACCTACACGGTCAAGGCGAAGGACTCCGGCCTCGTTCACTACATTCCTGATCTTTCGCAGGATATCACGATCACGCTCCCGACCCCCAAGGCCGGGCTGTGGTTTGAGTTCGCGTATGTCGGCGATGCGGCTGACGCCGCCGACTGGCTGATCACGACCGGCTCGGACACCCACTACTACAAGGGGGGGCTGGCGT